CAGATTCTAATAAAGCTAACAAAGCTTCAGATTCGCCCAATATCGCTTCAGCATTGGCAGCAGCGGCTTCCGCTCTTATAGCTTGATGTACTGCATGTTCTATCGTTCCAGGGGTAAACTTATCAGCATCTGGATCATCAAAAAACTTTTTCTTATCAGGCTCAAAGCCAAAAACATTAACTACCTGAGCATCAACATCCATACGATCAAGCTTAGTAACTGTCATTGTGTCTTGGTCTAAACGTAAACCTTTTTCAGCAAATAAAGTTTCAATAGGTATTTTTATGTTAAGTGTCTTAAGTAGTTCTTTAATGCGTGTAATAGTGCCAGGCCAATCAGCAAATGGATCTCCAACCATTTCATCTAGGCTATCTAATAACAAAGCCAATTCAGCAGCAGCAGCTTCAGCTTTTATTAGTTGACCTTCTAAAATAATAGCTCGTTTGACATCTTCATCCATAATCGCCTGCATTAGCTCTAAACGTAAGCGTTCTACGTCATTAATCTGACCGCCTAAGGCAGCAGCAATTTGTATACGATCTAATTCAAATCGTTTATTTAAATCATCAATAATTTGCGATTCTATATTTTGTTTTTTCTTTTCGGCAGTAATCTTTTTTTCATTTGCTAATCTCTCTGCCGCTGTTCGCTTCTCAGCTTTAGTTAAAGCGTTTTGCGCTCTTAGCCTAGCCCGATTTTGCTCATCAGCTTTTCTTGCCTGTTGTGCAGCAATTCTCGCACTTGCTGAATCCATTGTAGGCACTAACTCACCGGTAACAATAAAGCCAGCACCGCGGACTAACGCTTCAAATACATTTAAGACACCTTGCACAGCTGTACTTTGCTGTATATCGCCAAACACATCTACAGTTGTTTTGCCAAAATCAATGACACCAGCTGTTAAACTGCCTAATGCTTTGCCTAGTCCTACAATGCTTTCTTGCAGATCCTCAATGCTCATATTAGATTGCTCTATACCTGATACTAAGCCTTCTCCAAATGCTTCCTGCGCTTGCTCTACAGCTGCGTTTAATCTTGCCATCTTGCCTGCAAAGGTATCTACTGCTCTACCAGCAGCACCATCAAACCTAGTTTGTAAATCCTCTAATACATCATCAAATTTTTTGGTTTTAAGTTCTGCTGTGGTGTATCCAATGCGTAAACGTGCTAAGGCTGTGGTTTCGCCTTTGTATGCTCGCTGTAAAGCATTGCTTACTGTCTGTAAACTTTTACCAGTTCCAAGGCTTACATCTAGCGCAGTTGTTAATATCTTTTGAGCTGTCGTTGCATCGCCTGTAGCCTGAGATAAACTTACAAATGCATTAGTCAAATCCGCACCTGCAACACCAGATGCAAGTTCCAGCTTATCTATAAATTCATTTATGAATGGAGATGAAAAACCTAAGTTAATAGAATTAAGCTGAGTTGACAGTAATGCAGCTTCTTTTTGAGAATCTGAAAAAGCCTTAACAGATGCCTTGCCAAATTTTACTACCGCTGCTACTGAAAATACAGTAGCAAACTTTCTTCCTAACGCGCCAAACGCTTTATCAGCCTTTTTAGTTGCCTTGTCATCAAATGTAGTGATTATAGGAAAATTAATTGCCACGTGGCAACCTCGCTATTTCTGCGTTGGCTTGAGCAGCTACTTGATCTAAAATTTTAAGTATTGTGGCTTGAGCCCTGCCTTGATTCTGCACCACAGCCGCACCCATCAAACGCCCCTGTGTTTTGGCTGTGCGCCCGGTCTGCTCTAGCTTGCCAACTTGATTGTTAATTGCATCTATAAAATTTCGCCCTGCCTGTTGGTTATTTGACTTAGATTGGGAACTACCATAGGCATTTTGCCTGCCTGCTGTTTCTATAATCGCACCTGCTGCTGACTTGTTCAACATACTTACCAAAGATGACCAGCCTGATCTATTAGCTCTACTTTTAGCCAATGAATAGGTTAAGCCACGTCTTACAACATTAGGCACAAAGCTAGGAAACGCGCGCTCTCTACCTGTACGGCTTTTTCGTTCATAGCCAGGATAACTGAAATTACTCAAGCGCATAAATGATTGCGGCACATTTTTGCGCGCTTCATTTGTAATTTCTTTCAATGGCACAGCAATTTGTGAGTTATATGCCTTAAGGGTTTCAGGAGCTAGTTTACGTAAAATCTTTCTAGCCTCTACGACCCCTTTTACCTCTACTGGCATTCTCTCGCTCTTTCGCCTGTTGCTTTAAGACTTCATAAAAAGCCTTTAGCAAGTCTGTGTCCATATTAATAAACTCGCTTGGCGCAATTCCAGTATGGATGCTGAGTTGAGCAATCCTATACGTGAAGGAATCGCGCGTTAGCCATTTGGGGAATCGTCTGCCACCACATCTACCGCAGCTAGAGTATCAAGAAACGCTGCGCCAAATGGTTTGACATCAGGCGCTTCAGCGCGGCGTAGACATTCCCATGCAAGCCAATAAATATGCTCTTGCTTTTCATCCTCGCGAAAGGCTTTGTGAAAGCCTTTGCGAAACTGCTGCTCAAATGCATATTCAATCCCTGGCGTAATCTGATGATCAGACTTAGTGCCATCTGCCCTGGTAATAATTAGCTTTGCCATTTTTGCCCCTTTGTTAAATTAGAACGTGCCGGTGTCGGCTATCGTTACAACAGAGTTTAGCGTAAAGGTAATATCTTGTGTTCCAATATCGCCAGTGCCACCATTGATTGGGGTCAAATTATTGACCAAAATATCAAAGGTGTAAAGTGGATTGGTTGCACTTACAGCTGTACCTTTTTCCTGAAGCATTTTTACTGCAACAGTTGTGCCGAATGCTGCGCGTAGAGTTGCAAAAACGTTGCTTGCCGCTGTGTCATTTAGAAATGAAACAACTAGTGTCCCAGATTCTAAACCTTTTACGAATTTGTGGGCAGTGTCTCCCATGGCAGTTACCTCAAGTTCGTCTGCAACTTGATTTAGCGTAACGCTTGTTACGTGGTCGCTAAGATCAACAGCGTTAATCTTAAGACCAACTTTGTTATTAAGAAAAATAGCCATTTGTACTATTCCTCATCTTTCTTAGTCGTTGGTTTAGGTGCTTTGTCGCTTGGCTCAACCTGGCCGATTTTGGCAAGAAAAGCCTCGCGTTCTTTGTCTATATCAGCCATGTTTTAGCTCCAATCGGATAGTACGCTGATTGATACTTCACCAGATAGCAGGTCACCTGCTGTTCCGGTTAAGATTGCCGGGGCGCTGAAAGTGCCAATTGAGTATGCAATTGACGATGCTTCCAGCTTGTTTACGATATTAAGATAATAATCTTCAATGTTGATTAGGTTGCCTTGGTTATCAAACATAGGGGTTAGCACTATAAGTTTAAAATTAACTTTAGGCTTTACTGTTTTGTAATGGTCATTGCTTGGCTCAATGTAAGGATCATCAGGTTGCACCACGATGCTATTGGCAAGCGGTGTGGCAGGTGGGAAGGAAAACACCTGCCACGCCGTATTATCAGTTAGCGCGGTTGCGATTGTTCCCCGTAGGGTAGAGATTGCTGACATTATCCTACTTGACCGCCCGGCGCTAAGTGATCCGCAAGTAAACCGCGAACACGTGCCATTAGAGTGTTGCCCATCCGATATGGTGAAGGTTGAAAGTCTGGTGAAATGCCACCAGCATTTGAAGCTTGGCGAGCCTGCCAAATATCAACCGCAATCATCAAAGATGCTAAATTGACTTCAGGTAATGCCGCATAATTATGATAAGTGCTGGGTGCTGTTATTGTGCCTATAGGCTGCACTTCAAATTTTATTTGATTCGCTGCGACTAAAGCGTAACTAATTGTGTATTGTTTTGTATCAGTTATAGTGTACGTGCCGTTAAATGTTGCACCGCTATGCGTAATTGTAACTGTCTGCCCAATGCTAAATTGATGTGGTACGTTTGTGTAAAGTGTTGCTACATTGTTAGTTAATTCTGTTGCAACTACCGAAGCTGTATTAAACCATAATTTGCTTTTTACAATGTTTTCTGCCGCTTGACAGCATTCTTCAACTACTGCTGAAGTGTATAAAGCACCAATGCCTAACGCGCTGCGTAGCTCAGCTTCAGTAACGTATGTGGCAGGCATTCTTTTTCCTTTCCGATGTTAGCCCCGGCGCAAGGGCTGTGCGCCGGGGTAACCTTAGGATCTAGTTAGTTAGATCAGGACTTGTTGAACCAGTTTGCACCGGCAGCGACTTTGGTAGCAAGTGCGCCAAAGCCATAGTAACCAAGATCCACAGTTCCATCGCTATTTACATTTGTGCGAAGCTGGAAGCGTGGTGATTCATACCATGTATAAGCATCTGGATTAATAACAGCCATTGAGTAATCAGCGGTTCCATCATTACCAGATCCGGTAAAGTTACGTGATACGTATAAATCAAGACCTGCAACAGTTCCACGAAGGCTTTGTGGGCTTACTGAACCGCCTGCGTTTTGTGGCTGAGCTGCATTGTAAATTGGGCGGCCAGAATCGTTGTAACCCATGATGTTAGCCCATTGCTCAGGGGTAACAAGAAGATTACGTGCAAAGCCCAAAGATGCGGTGTAAACCGCTGCTGCTGCGCTTGAAACGTAGGCAAGGATACCAGTATTTGTGTTTCCTTGCGCTGATGCGTTTAGAGTTCCTGCGCCTTGAATTGCAGTAGCCACGTATGAATCTGTATCTTTTGCATAAGCAAACTCCATTTGACGTACAAGCTCATCAAAGAAAGTCGGGCTGCTGCGCTCGATAAGTTCAACAGTTGTTATAGAACGGCCTTTGAAAGGCTTTACAGTTACTGTGATATAAGAAGCAGTTAATTGAGTATCAGTAACAGCTTGGTTCTCATTAATTTGGTGAACAACTGGAACTCCTGTAATTTTTGGAATTTCAAATGTCATACCTGCATCAGGCAGAGTGCCGCGTGAAATTGAATCAATTACACCGCGATCTGCATTTGATAGTGGGTTGACAATTTGTGTTAGCTGGCGTTTTGGAATCATGCCAGGCGCAGTAGTTGTTTCGTTATCGGCAGCGCGAACATACATCGCTGCATCTTCATCGCCAAGGAACTTAGCACGTAGTGTGTTCTCTAGGTATTTAGCCTTTGTGAACTCTAAACGTGGCTTGGCATAAATTGGTGCTGTAACAGTTGGGCGCGAAGCTTCCACCGCAGGGGCTTCAACCTCAGGCGCAACGGCTACGGCGTTTGTTGTGTCTTCCACAACGGCCTCGCTTTCGTTTTGGGTTGTTGTTTCTTTTGCAGCATCATCTTGAGATGCAGCAACGCTCAAAACTTCCGCGCTCTTAAACGCAGCAGCTTGAACAAGACTTGTTTCTTCCATTTTGCTTTTTAGCACACGATAAACGCCATTCTCGCGCTTGCCATCAATTACTTCAACGCCAACTGATAGGCCGCTGCGTAGTTGCTCAGATGCTTCAATCAATGCATCGTTTCCGCGTGTCGTATTGCTAATCTTAAATGTTGCATACATGCCATCTTCATCTTCTCTGTAAGAAACCATGCGACCAATTGGCTTTTTTGCATCATGCTCTAGTAAAAGTTTTGGCTTAGGGCTATCTGGAATCTCAATTGATCCTTTTTCAAATAGAACTTTGCCAGCAGATGTCTGCCCAATCTCGCCATCAAACGGCACAATTTTGCCGGAAATAGTGCGCTCACTAATTGAGCATTCTAAATCGCTAGTAAATGTTAGGTGCATTTTCATTTCCATTCGGTGATAGGTTTTCCATTTCCATCGCTTGTTCTACTGTGATTAGACCAAGTGACAGCATTTTCTCTATTACAGTTAATCGTTCAATTGCATTAACAGCCAAGAAAGCATCCTCAACATCAAACTTAACAATGTTAGTTGATGCTGTAATGTCATTCATACTTAGTCGGCCTTCAATAGCGTGTAAAAATGGTGCTAATGATAAAGAAACGAATTGACGGCGTTCATCTTGCACGTTGGCATACGTCATGCTGTTGTTCATATCTGCACTTATGTAATATGCAGGTACATTCATCAATCTAGCTACTTGGGTTGACATATTTTGGATTAAGTCAACGTACCCCATATCTTTAGGGCTAAAACTAGTCGGCACGTAATCTAAAGTGCTTGTCAGATAGGCTGTTGCGCGCTGTGAACGCGCCGACTTCCATGCGGCTAATATGCCGTCTACTTCTTCCTTGCTTAAATCTGCACCGGTGTTCTTAATGACACCTGAAGGCATTGGGGTTGCAGTTGCAACACTAGTTGACTTATCAAGATCTATAGCAGCTCTTAATGTACGTGCGCCACGTGCTAAAACACCTTCATCTAATCCTTGAAATGTAATTAATGACCCAAGGCCGGACATTGGCACTTCTTTGCCATCTACGTAATATCTTGTTATATATTCCGTTTGTGGATCAGTATCAAATGACACACGACCAGGTGCAATCCATTCAAATCTTGCCGGTCTGCCATCGTCAAAGTAAGTTTCTGTTACGCGCCAATAAGCAACGCCAAAAAATAACAGTGAATCTACTGTCCAAGCTAATGTAACAGATAATGGCTGAGCTACCGCTGGCTGTTCTAGCCATAATGGTTTGCCTAGCTTTTCGCCTGTGCTTTTTTTGTATAAGCAAAGCGGAAATGTTGCAATCGTGCCAGCAATTAAATTACGGCATCTAGCAACAGCAGGAACGCTTATAGCTTCTTCTCTACCTACTGCATTAAACGCTAATGGAAGAAAATAATTAAACGAATCCGTCATTAACGGCGGAGCAAGTTGCGCCTCTATTTTTGCAGGGCGGAAACGATCAAATAGACCCATCGTTTAAGGATACCACACAAAACGGACATATCTAGCATTTTAGACATAAATTTGCGGTTTGCTTTGTGGTTTCAGCAATTGATGAACTACCATGGCTAAACCTATAGCTGCCGACACATCCCCAGCCGATTTACGGCGCACGATACGCCAACCGGCATCACTTTCCTTAGCCGCGCAATTGTTCATGCTATCAACAAGGTTTTGCTGACCTGCGTGTATTAATCTGCTGTTAACTATGGCATCATGTAGATCAGAACAGGCTTGATAGAATATCGTGCCACTCATATCCTGAATTTTGTGTCCAGATTGAGCTAGCCTTTCTGCAACGCTCATCGTGGCGTATTTGTCAAAACAAATCATTCTAGGTTTATATTGCTTTGCCCAATGGTCAACTTCCACAGCCATTTTAAGTTCATCTATAGCTACTTGACTTTCAAATTGGGCTATCACGCCCACTCCAACCTTGCCATCATCCATAATCTGCCCAGCAACTAGGCTTGCCATCTTTTTGTTGACAGATATATCCATGCCAAAAATTGTTAACTTGCCTGGCTCTAGTTTTAGCTCAGCAAACCCTAAATCCTCAAATGCTCTATAAGGCCAAGGCGATTTAAGCGCGCTTACCCATTGGCAAAGGGTTTCTGTACGGCTTGCCTCTACGCTAGACGTTGCAATGGCTTCAGATATTGTTTCTTCATCTATTAAGTAGCCTAAAGCTGGATTGGCTTGATACCAAGCGTTTTTATCAGTTATTTTGGCAAAATCATCTGCGCTATATTCCCAATAACCCATTGTAGGCGGTGGGTATGACAAACAGCGGCTTCTCAAATCATTTAATACGGAACTGTACGCATCCCCTGCGTTACTAGTCATAAATATCTGACTATTTGGCCTTGCCCGGGTAATTGGCTTTGCAGCTGTCCAAGAATCTTCATCTATCTCACGCAACTCATCAATGTATAACAGATCCGCGGTCTTACCACGTGCCCCATCTCGGGTTGCCGCGACTATCTCATAACGAGCCCCATTTAGCAGCTCTACTGATTCCTGACCATTAGCCACGCGGATCTGCTTTACCTGTGCCATCAAATGTGGGTTATCTTCAATGACTTCAACTACCTTGCGAAAGGTATCTAAAGCCATACCCCTGTTAGATGACATGGCCACTATATTCTTTTCCTCAAAAACAAACAACCCAGCAAGAATGCGTATGCGAGCTAAATGCGTTTTACCATTCTGACGTGCTACTAGCAATAGGTTTGTCTTGCGCCGCCATTTGCCAGCCTTGTCTACCGCTAATAGATCCTTAAGCACATATTCTTGCCAGGGCAGCAGCTCAAGCTTTAAGCCATCAAGAAATTTCTTGACTTCATCAAGCCTACTTGCGCCTTTAAGCGGTGCATTCTGTAAGCGCGGCTTGGTTGCCCCTTTACGTGCCTTCTTCAATTAGCCCCCGGCTGACCTGGACTAATAAACGGAGAATCAGCACTAACGTGGATTGTAGTATGTCCGTTTTGAACCGATTTAGATTGATTTGCACCTTTTGGAGAGTTTTTGAAGCG